TGGCTATATCTTGGAGGATGCAAGCATATCAAATGCCTCGCCCGAGGGCTGGTCGCGCGCGGTCGCGGGCTGTGCCGAGCGTCACAGTTGCGACCGGGTGGTGGCCGAGGCGAATAATGGCGGCGCAATGGTGCGATCCTTGCTGACGGCGGCGGATGCGACGCTGCCGATTACGCTTGTCCATGCCAGCCAGGGCAAGGTTGCGCGGGCGGAGCCGGTCGCGGCTTTGTATGAACGGGGGCGCGTGCATCATCTCGGCGCGTTTCCGGCGCTGGAGGATGAGCTGTGCGGGCTCGTCAGCGGCGGCGATTATCAAGGGCCGGGCCGATCCCCCGACCGCGCCGACGCGCTGGTATGGGGATTGACTGAATTGATGCTAGGCAAACGTGGACAGGCGGCAGTGCGGCCTTTGTGATGCGATATGACTGAGGGCCTGGCGAATGATCCCGCGACTATTGCTTGCTGAAACCGATGTGCCGGGCGGTGGTGCGTTGAAGCTGTTTCAGCGCGGCGCGGACTTTTTCATTACGCTTGCCGGCAATGAGTTGATGACGAGCCGGATGAGCTTGTCTGAGAAGGCGCTGGCGACGTTGACGGCGGAGCGACTGGATCGGCCGGCGGGGCGCTGGCTGATCGGCGGGCTGGGCATGGGATTTACGCTACGCGCGGCGCTTGACGTGCTGGGCGCGAAAGCGGAACTGACGGTGGTGGAGCTGGTGCCCGCTGTCGTCGCCTGGGCGCGCGGGCCGATGGCGGCGATGCATGGCGGCACACTTGATGATGCAAGGGTCAAGATTGTCGAGGGCGACGTCGGCAAGGCGATTGCGGCGGGTCGGGGGCTGTATGATGCGATCCTGCTCGATGTCGACAACGGCCCCGACGGGCTGACCCGCAAGGGCAATGACACGCTCTACACCCTGCGTGGGCTGACAGCCGCGCGCGAGGCGTTGCGACCGGGCGGCATCCTGGCAATATGGTCGGCAGGGCCCGACGCGGTGTTCGCGCGACGAATGAGCGATGCAGGTTTTGCGGTGGAAGAAATAATCGTCCGCGCCCGCGCGAGCGGCAAGGGCGCGCGGCATGTGATCTGGCTGGGGCGACGGACGGCTTAGCGGCCGGCTATTTTTCGGGAGTAACCATGAAAATCTTTGGCTGGAAATCAGCCGGGCGTGAGGAATCGCGTCCGGCTTTGTCGCGTTATGAGCAGCGTTATGGGCAGGCGCCCGTGCTGGGGGAATGGCCGCGATCCTATGAGGCGCAGGTGCGCGAAGCGTATCTGGGCAATGCGGTGGCGCAGCGCGCGGTGCGGCTGGTGGCGCAAGGATTGGGGGGTGCGCCGCTTGTCGCATCGGACCCGGCACTGCTGGCGCTTGTCAACGCACGGTCGGGCGGGCAGGCGCTGACCGAAACCGTGGCGGCGCAATTGCTGCTCCATGGCAATGCCTATGTCCAATTGCTCTGCGACGCTGACGGACAAATCCGTGAGCTGTTTGCGTTGCGGCCCGAGCGGGTGACGGTTGAACCCGATGCGGGTGGCTGGCCGGTCGCCTATCGTTACCGTGTGGGAGAGCGCGTCGCGCGGCTGATGGCGGAGGATCCGGGCGAGCGCCCGCAGGTGGTGCATTTGAAAACCTTCAACCCGCTTGATGATCATTATGGGCTGGGGTGTCTGGGCGCGGCGAGTGCGGCGGTGGCGGTCGATAATGCCGCCGCCCGCTGGAACAAGGCGCTGCTTGATAATGCCGCACGGCCATCAGGCGCGCTTGTCTATAATCCTGGCGATGGCTCGGTGTTGTCGCGCGACCAGCTTGAGCGGTTGCGCGCTGAAATGGAGGCGAGCTTTTCGGGCGCGGGCAATGCCGGACGGCCAATGCTGCTTGAAGGTGGCCTGAGCTGGCAGGCGCTGAGTCTGACGCCCGCCGACATGGATTTTGGTGCGATGAAGGCAGCGGCGACGCGCGAAATTGCCTGTGCCTTTGGCGTGCCACCGATGCTGCTCGGCCTGCCCGGCGATGCGACCTATGCCAATTACCGCGAGGCCAATCGCGCGCTGTGGCGGCAGGCGATTTTGCCGCTGGCCGAGCTGATCTTTGCCGGGCTGACGCAGGCGCTTGTTGGCTGGTTCCCGCAAGCGCGCGTGGCGGTTGATCTCGACCGGGTAACGGCACTTGCCGAGGATCGCGAACGGCTGTGGGCGCAGGTCAGCGCGGCGGATTTCTTGAGTGATGAGGAGAAACGGCAAATGGTGGGATTGTCATGAGCGAGGATGGTGCTGTGCTGGCGCAGCTGATGGTGCAGGGATCGCAACAAGGGGCTGACCTCGCCACGCTGCGCGCGATTGTCGAGGAGGCAGGCGAGCTGGGCGCGACGCGCGCGCTGGTGCGGATGGGGCTTGATGATCCGCGCGCCGCACAGGACATGGGAGAGCTGCGCGAATTGCTGGCGGTATGGCGCGATGCGCGGCGTTCCTTGTGGAAGGCGGGCGTCGCCTGGGCGCTGCGGATCTTGGCCGCATTGGGGCTGGCCGGGATTGCGGTGGAACAGGGCGTCGCGGATTGGCTTAAATGAGCCTGCGCTTTGCCGGCTATGCGGCGGTGTTCGACGCGGTTGACCGGGGCGGGGATATCATCAGGCGGGGTGCCTTTGGCGCGGTCGGGCCGGTGCCGTTGCTCTGGCAGCATCGCGGCGCGCCAATTGGCGTGATCGAACAGATCAGCGAGGATGCGCGCGGCTTGCGCGTGATCGGCCGGGTCGATGATCGCAGGCTCGCCGGACTGGTGCAGCGCGGCGCGGTGCGCGGGCTGTCGTTTGGATTTCGGACGCGGGCAGCGCGCCAGGGAACATATCGTGAACTAAAAGGTGTCGATCTGATCGAGATCAGCCTGGTCGCATCGCCGATGCAACCAGCAGCACGGGTACATGCAGTGGAAGGAAATGACGATGGAGATTGAGATGACTGAAGTGAAAGCCGATGTGCTTGAGGCAAGCTTTGACGCGATCGAGATGGCGCAGCCGGTTTTGCGGCCGATGTTGCAGGGTGCGCGCGATCCGTCGGGCGCGGTGTTTGAGGGGTTTCTCAGATCAGGCGCGAGCCTTGAGCTAAAGGCGTTTACCGGTGCGAGCGGCGACGCGGGCGGCTTTGCGGTGCCACGTGAGATTGATGCGGTGATTGATCGATTGCTCAAAGGCATCTCGCCGATCCGCGCGGTCGCCAATGTCGTCAAGGTGGGCTCGGCTGGCTATCGCAAGCTCGTGACGACGGGCGGCACGCCGTCGGGCTGGGCGGCGGAAACAGGCGCGCGGGCGGAGACAGCGACGCCGAGCTTTGTCGAAATTGCACCGTCGATGGGCGAGCTGTTTGCTAACCCAAGCGCGAGCCAGGCGATGCTTGATGACGCGCAGTTTGATGTCGAATCGTGGCTGGCCGATGAAATTGCATCGGAATTTGCCAAGGCGGAAGGCGCAGCGTTTATCAACGGCAGCGGCACCAACCGGCCCAGGGGCTTCCTGACCTATACAACGGCGGCGACCAGCGATGGCGCGCGCGCCTTTGGCACGGTGCAGCATGTGCCAAGCGGGGCGGCGGGCGATTTTGCGACCAGTCCGCAGGACCGGCTGATCGATTTGGTTCAGGCGCTGCGCGCGCCGTATCGCCAGGGCGCGGTGTTTGTGATGAATGCGGCAACTCTGGCGCGGATTCGCAAGTTCAAGACGAGTGATGGCGCGTTCCTGTGGGCACCATCGCTGGCAGCGGGGCAACCCGCGACCCTGCTTGGCTATCCCGTGATTGAGGCCGAAGACATGCCCGATATCGCCGCCAACAGCCTGTCGATCGCCTTTGGCAATATGCGTGCCGGGTATCTGATTGCTGAACGCACCGAGACGGCGATCCTGCGCGATCCCTATTCAAACAAGCCGTTTGTCAATTTCTACGCGACCAAGCGGATTGGCGGCTGTGTGACCAATTCTGAGGCGATCAAGCTGATGCGGTTTGCGGTGAGCTGAGTCAGAAGTTTTCCCCTCTTCTCGAGGGGAGGAGAGAGGGGTGGGGGAGGTCTCACCGAGTGTCCCGCTCGTGGACAGGCCCCACCCCGACCCCTCCCCTGAAGGAGAGGGGGTTCAGTGGGGGGAAAGACGCCGGGGAGTGCGCAACAATGACAATCGGAAAAGACGGGCCGGGCGTTGTAACGCTTGGCCTGGCGGATCGCGGGCGGGCAATTGCCGCGATCAAGGCCGCGCTCAGGATCGAGACGGTGGCTGAGGACGTGCTGATCACCGGCCTTGCCGAAAGCGCGATGGGGCTGGCGGAACAGTTTTTGGGCCAGATGCTGATCGTGCGACCGGTCGAGGAAATCCTGCCAAGCTCGGCGCAGTGGCAACGGTTGGCAGCGGCACCGGTGCGGGCGATTACGGCGGTGGCGGGGGTGCGCGCAGATGCAAGCGAGTTCAGCCTGGCCGTGACCGACTATGCGATCGACATTGATGCGCGCGGCGATGGCTGGGTGCGGATGGTCGATGCGGGCGATGCACGGCGGGTGCGCGCGATTTGCACAGCGGGCCTTGTCAATGATTGGGACTCGCTGCCGGGGCCTTTGCGACAGGGGGTCGTGATGCTCGGCGCCTATCTGTTTAGCGAGCGTGATACAGCGCGGCCGCCGCCCTCTGCAATCACGGCATTGTGGCGGCCGTTTCGCGCAGCAACATTGGCGCGGGCGGTTTACGCATGAGCGCGCTGGACGACCATGTCCGCGCGCCCGTCGAGGCCGCCCGGCAGCGCGTGATTACCGACGGGGTGGCGCGGATCAGTGCAGAATTTCCCGAGCTTGCGGTTCGCAGCGATGAGCGCGGTATCGTGATCAGCGGGCGCGGGTTGTGGCGACGTTTGTTCAAGGACGCGC